CCGAATGGTAAGATCGCGATGCTGCAGGCGCGTCTTCAAATCGTAACTCACGAGATTTTAAAGCTGGGGGCAAATCAGTGAATGCTTACTACAACGAAATTGACCCGCACGCTGCCCAATGGCTTCGAAACCTTATCCGTGACGGTCACATCGCGCCGGGCGTGGTGGATGAGCGTGATGTCCGCGATGTGCGGCCAGCCGATATCGAGGGTTTCACACAGTGCCATTTTTTCGCAGGTGTCGGGATCTGGTCTCATGCTCTCCGATCTGCCGGATGGCGCGACGGTAAACCGATCTGGACCGCATCTTGCCCCTGTCAACCTTTCAGCGCGGCAGGCGCAGGACTTGGGATTGATGACGAGCGGCACCTATGGCCGGTCGTTTTTGAACTAATAAAGCAGTGCCGCCCGCCGTTAGTCCTAGGTGAGCAGGTATCATCAGCGGCAGGAACGCAAAAACAGAGTGGAAATCATGAGAACTTGCAAAAAATGTCAAATCGAGAAGCCCATGAACTCATTCGCCAAGAATGGGAAAGGCGGGCACCGATGGGAATGCAAGAACTGTACGGCGGAGAACCGGAAGCGAGGCAGATCAGCCGAGAGGAAATATGCTTTGGACTATCGGCACAAGCACAGAGCCAAGGATTTGATCCGACACGCCAAGCTGAGGGCGGAAAAGCGCAATTTGGATTTCAATTTGACGAGCCATTCACAGGAAATTCAGGAGCGAATAGATCGCGGCCATTGCGAAGTGACGGGGCTGACCTTGAATTTGGATGGTGGGAGAACGTGGGACAGCCCGTCGCTAGACAGGCGAGACCCGAAGGAAGGCTATCTAATCGAAAACCTTCGAGTGGTTTGCCACGCAGCGAACAGCGCGATGGGGGATTGGGGCGAAAATCTTATTCTAAAGATGGCGGAGGGAATAATCCAGACACGCAGGGCGCGTTCGGAGAAGCTTTCGATGCAGCTTGCCGTGAACATCAAGAGGCAAACGGACATTGCTGGTTCGACATTGTATCGTTTCAAATGGAGCAAGCACATTACGCCATCGGGGCGTGTGATGCCCCGGCTGCGGGCTTCGGGGCACCCCACATCAGGCAACGGCTCTACTTCGCAGCCGAAAATCAACGACCTTCCGCAGTGGGGCTGGACAACACCAGGTGCGTCGGACGGCCAACGGGGCGGGACGGGGATAACGGACGACATGACGGGGCAGAGCCTGAACCAAACCGCACAGATGGCGGGATGGGCGACACCATCGGCGCGGGACTGGAAAGACACGCCGGGTATGGCGACGGAAGCCGCAGACGGGCGAACCAGGCTAGATCAGCTTCCGAGGCAGACATACTTGGCGGCATGGCCGACGCCGACTGCGATGCAGGGGCCGAACATGAGCAAGAACCGGGGCAACGGAGTGCTACGCAACCGGGTAACGCCGCAGGACGTGAAAACGCTGGTCACAGACCTGCAGGGCCCGGCCCGACTAACGGTCCATGGGAAGATGCTGATTGGCTCCACTGCCGGGATGGAAAGTGGAGGCCAGCTCAGTCCAGCCCACAGCCGTTGGTTGATGGGTCTGCCCGAAGTCTGGGATTTTTGTGCGCCGATGCCTGCAAGAAAGCGAAAGAAGAAATAGATGCGACAACAATGGAAGCAGAGGGCGGGAGAAATAAGGCCCTGCGAGACCTGCGGGACTACCTTGTTTCGCAAGCGAAACCAGAGTGGCCGCTTAGAGGGGTTCCGGGACTTCATGAGGCGCCGTTTTTGCTCGCTTTCGTGCGCCAACTCGCGCAGCAAGGGTGGGACTTCGAAGAATGCCTATTACTACCACGCTCGAAAGATGAGGAGTTCGTCATGTCATGCATGTGGAGTATCGAAGCGATTGCAGGCGCATCACATAGACTTGGATTGGACAAACAACGACCCACAAAATATCCAGACATTGTGCATAAACTGTCATCAATTTTGGCACAAAACGCACGAGAGACGTGGGGTTTCGCCCACGGGACCTATGCCGAGATTGGTTTCCCGCTGACAGTGAAGGGCCAAGCCAGAGTGGGACGATTGCGCGCCTACGGAAACGGCCTCTGTGCTGCGCAAGCAACAGGCTTCATCCGCGCCTATATGGAACGCGACATGGTCGATCTGAACGTTGCGCCAGCTGGCGATCTATTCGAGTGGGGTGTGTGATGGCGGGATGTAAGGGGAAGCGGCCTTTGATGAATATTTGTCCGATCACATTTGGTCGCGTTTGGGTTCGTGAAGATATCCCGGTAGTTCGGATCGCGGAATCGCTGGGCGTCACGACAAGGGCGATCAATTACCACGCGCACAAGTTGGGCCTGCGATCGCCAGACCGTCAGATCCGGGCGCGCAAGAAGTGCAGCGATGAGGAATTCGCGCGCCTGTGGAACGCTGGTGTCCTGCTCAGGGACATTGCCATGGTGGTTGGGTATGCGAGCGCTAAACAGGCTGGCGCTCGTCGTGCCAGCATGGGTTTGCCTAAGAGATATGACGGGACCGGTTCTCGCGTCACCAAGAGCATCACGTCCGCGCAGTTTTATGAGATGGAAGTGGCAAGATTGATGCAGGGTCAGTCATGACGTGGTCCTTCGGACTTCTGCGCCCGACCGGATACAGCGTGATCTATTGTGATTTTCCGTGGTCGTTTGAGACGTACAGCGGTGCAGGCGTACCCCAACGTGCAGAAGAACAGCATTACGACACCATGACCGTGCAAGATGGCGCGAGGTTGCCTGTGCATCAACTGGGTCATCCAGACTGCGCTCTCTTCATGTGGTGTACGTCCAGCCATACTGAGCAGATGTTCTGGCTCGCACGGCAATGGGGCTTCCGGTTTTCATCTAAGGCGTTCTCATGGGCCAAGCTGAACAAGCACGCTGAGCATAATCACGCAAAGGAATTCGGGCGCTGGGGGAATGATGTTCCGGGGGCGCCCGCGCCTCGCATCAAGGATCAATCCAACTGGTTCATGGGCATGGGTCACGGAACTCGACGCAACACGGAGGATTGCTGGCTGTTCACACGCGGCAAACCACAACGGGCGCTATTCGATAAGGATGGCAAAATGCAACAGGACAGGGGCGTGCGCGAGCTGATCGTCTCACCCATCAGGGAACACTCAAGGAAGCCAGATGAAATATACGCCAGAATTGAACGCCTTTACACCGGACCCTATTGCGAGCTGTTCAGCCGCTCCAGTCGATCGGGTTGGTCCAGCTGGGGCAATCAGGAAGGACGGTTCGCGCCGGGCTAACTCCGCGCGTGCTGAAGAGGTCAGAAGTCTGATTGCAACTGGAAATTACACCGGCAAAGATCTGGCCACGATGTTCAACCTGAGTGAGGCCCGGATATCCCAGATAAAAATGGGGTTGGGCGTGACTGTTCTGGACGGAGCGCTGATCAAAAAGCTCGGCCCGCGCAATGCATCTTTCATCCGGGCTGAGTGTCGCGCTCATGGGCTTGATGTGATCAGCTGCATAAATTCCATCATCACTGATGCGAGGTTAGATTTTGAAGGTGAGTAAGTCCGCACAACGTGCGCTTAACAATTGGAGAGAAAATATGACTGACAAAAGCACCGATATCACTGAGGCATAATGAGCCTCTTCGCTGGACAAGAAGAGCCGCCCGACATGGTAGACACCATCAAGGGCGCGCTCGACGCCGCAACTAACCTCGTGCAGATCAATGACGTGCAGTCGCAATTCAGGCCGGAAGTCGTTAGGTTGCAGAAAAGCGATAGCCAGCACGACAGGACCATGGCTATCCAGATCGTAAATCTGCTGAACTATCGGCGGAAAGGGATCATTGAAGGATGGGGCTGAATGGCTGACGAACCAAAGGGCGAAAGCAAGGGCAAGGACAAAAAGGGATTGTATCTGCCCGGCAATAAATTCTGGCATGAGCGCAAGAGATCTGGGCGCTTCAAGATTTACGAAACCCCTGATGATCTGATCGAAGCCTGCTACAAGTATTTCGATTGGGCGGATGACAACCCGCTCTGGGAAGCAAAATCATTCAGCACTGGAGTGACGCTCAACGTCTGCAAGGCGAGGGCAATGACCATCAGGGGGCTGTGCGCTCACATCGGCATGTCTCGTCGTGCTTGGGCCGGGTATCAGCAGCGGGATGAATTCAAAGACGCATGCGAACTGGCTGAAGATATCATGTTCGAGCAGAAGTTTGCGGGCGCAGCTGCTGGCCTATTCAATGCAGCCCTGATCATCCGCGACCTTGGCCTGAAGGAAAACGTGGATGTTGACGCATCACTGACTGTGGAGCTGGTGGACACGTATGAAGATCACGATCCCGAATGACTGGCTGCCACGCAGCTATCAACAGCGCGTCTATAACAGCTTTGGCCACGGCAAGACCTACCAGCGCGCTGCCTGCGTTTGGCACCGGCGCGCGGGTAAGGACAGCATGGGCCTCAATCTCACTGCTCGCGAGATGTTCAAGCGCAAAGGCACATACTGGCATCTGTTCCCGCTGCAAAACCAAGCGCGCAGGGCGATCTGGAACGGCATTGACGGAAAGGGTCGCAGGATCCTTGAGCAGGTATTTCCGGGTTTTACCAAAAGCATCCAAACACGTCGCCCCTCCGGGATCGTAAAGAAGGTTAGCGGGCAGGAAATGCTGATCGAGCTGATCAACGGCTCAATCTGGCAGATGGCAGGATCAGACAACTATGACAGCCTCGTGGGCTCAAACCCTGTCGGCGTCGTTATGTCGGAATACTCGATCGCAAATCCGCTTGCATGGGACTACATCCGGCCTATCCTGCTTGAAAACAAAGGCTGGGCGCTGTTCATCTACACGCCTCGCGGCCGGTCACATGGCTATCAGATGATCAACATGGCACTGGCCAATGATGACTGGATCGCTGATGTGCGCAAGTGGACAGATACGGGCGTGCTGACTGAGGCTGATATCCAATCGGAGCGCGATGCCGGAATGTCGGAAAACAAGATCAATCAGGAGTACAACGTGGACTTTGAAGCAGAAAACGCTGATCAGCTGATCCCAACGGCCGCGGTCGTTAAATCTCAGCTGCTCCCAGCCGTGTCAAATATCAATGATCCCATGATCCTTGGCGTGGACGTCGCCCGGTTCGGTGATGATAAGTCGGTGATCTACCCACGCCGCGGTCGTGATGCCCAGTCAATGCCGTTTGAGATGTACGACGGCCTTGATACCATGCAATTCGCGGCAAGAGTTGCTGAGGCAATCAAGAAATACAAGCCAGACGGCGTGTTCATCGACGTGGGTGGAATCGGTGCCGGTGTTGTCGATCGCCTCGTGCAGCTGAATTTCGAAGTAGTTGGCGTGAATTTTGGGGGCACTGCCGACAGGTACATGCCAGGCGGGTCGAAGGCATCAAACAAGCGGTCTGAAATGTGGGTTTCTCTGCGTGATGCACTCAAGTCTGGGCTGTCAATTCCAGACGATAAGAAGCTTGAATTCGAGCTGTTATCTCCAAACTATACATATGACAATGACAACGCTATCTTGCTCGAAAAGAAAAAGGACATGAAGAAGCGCGGTTTGCAGTCTCCAGACATCGCTGATGCTCTGGCTCTTACATATGCATACCCTGTGGAAGCAGTCTCAATCCAAGTTCAAGAAGAGGAAGCCGAAGATGAAAAATATGATCCTTTCGGGTGGTCGAAATGAATAAGCTAAAGGCATCAACTGAAGCGTTTGGCAAGTTCGCCAAGCCAAACTCACAAAGGATTAATTGAATGTGCGGTGGTAAACCTGACATCCCGGACCCTGTTGTATTTCAACAGTCACAAGCGCCGGTCTACAGAGATCGCGCCGATACTCCATCGACAGGTCGTCGCAGCACGGCGTTGACCGGTGGTGGCGGTGTTAATCCAGATGACACGATGACGAGTGCTGAACTAACAACCAAAAAGACTGCCTTGGGGGCCTAAAATGCAAACAGATGCGCAGCGCCATATCAAGGATCTGGAACGTCGCCGGTCCGGCATGGATCAAGAATTCAAGGACTGGGAGCCGCACTTCCGCGAGCTACGCAATTCCATCATGCCGACAAAGGGCCGGTATTCGATGGGGGAGAACCTCAAATCTTCCACCCTCAACAAGGGGATCATCGATAGCGCCGGGCGCCAAGGCCTGCGGACGCTCAAGTCCGGCCTTATGGCGGGCATGACATCCCCATCGCGACCGTGGTTCAAAGTTGGGCTTCATGGCGATGTGGATGAGAACGATCCCAACATCAAGGAATACCTGCACGAGGTCCAAAAGCGGATGTATACCGTGCTGCGTGGGTCCAACATGTACCGCACGCTTGACGCTTGTTATGGGGATTTGGGCCTTACTGGCACCTTCTGCGGACTAATGAAGGGCAGCTTCGAAAACGTCATTCACACGCTTGCATTCCCAACAGGCCGCGCCCGCATTGCTGAAGACGATGAGGGGCTGGTCGACGTTCTGCACTGGGACTCGATGATGACAGTTGGCCAGCTGGTCAAGCAATTCGGCCTCGAAAACTGCTCCAACGCTGTGCAAAATCAGTACAAGAACAACGACATTCACGCGACTGTTGAGGTCCGCGCAGCTGTCGAGCGTCGGCGCGAGCGCGATCCGATGTCAAACCTGTCCATCAACAAGCCGATGGCGTTGCTGTATTGGGAAAGATCGCGGACAGATAAGCTCTTGATGGTTTCGGGAATGGGGATCAATGGGATCCTTGCGCCTCGCTGGGAGCATACTGAGGGCGAGGTTTGGTCCACATCTAGTCCGGGCATGGATGCTCTGGGCGATTGCGTCCAGCTTCAACAGCAGCACCGTGACAAGGCGATGTCTATCCAGTTCAATTACAATCCTGCAATGCAAGGCCCCGCTGGCAGCAAGCGCAATTACCGCAACGTGCCGGGCGGTTACAGCACGATTAACACAACGGACATGCAGAAGGGCGGGATGCGCCCAACGCATCAAGTCAAAGCTGACGTCGGCGATCTGATGTTCGATATCAATGAAACGCGGGGCCGGATTTCCTCGGCGTTCTATGAGGATCTGTTTCGCATGACATCGCAGGCCGGTATCGAGGGCGTCAAGAACGTCACAGCTACGGCCATTGCAGAGATGCATGAAGAAAAGCTGATCGCGCTTGGTCCTGTTCTGGAGAGCTTGGATCATGGCCTGTTGACGCCA